GCGGGCTTCCGGGGGCGGGTTAGCTGGGTTTGATGATCGAGTTAGCGTAGAAACTTGGACGCTTGCCCCCGGCGCGGACGCTGCCGGCGGGCGAGGTCTTCTTGGTTTTGAGCGTGGGGATGAACTGTTCGTTGACGACATCGATGGCGGTGGCAAACGGATTGTCTTCGTCGAGGGCTTCGTCGCCCATGAACTTGCCGTTGACGGTGTGGGCCTGGGCGGCTTTGAGGATGGCGGCGGCGAGTTGGGTGGGCTGGAGGCCCAAGTCTTCGGCGGCGGCGACCAGGACCGATTTGCACAGGACGCTATCGATCGGCGGGGCTTCTTTGGTGCTGCCGGTTTCTTTCCAGACGCGGCCGACCAGGCGGAGGCGGAGGTCATAATCAAACGACTTGCCTTCGGGGAATTCGTCCTTGGCCGCGAGACGCGCGCCGTAGGGGATGTGGCGTTCGCAGGCCATGAGTTGGACGATGGATTCGGTCTTCATGGTTTGCTCGGTGAGGGAGGACGGTGAAAAACCCGGCGGGCGGCATGAAGCCGCACCGCCGGGCTGAAACGCTTTAGGTGAAAGTGACGGTGAACTGGTCGTCGGCCCCGTTGGCGGTGTTCAGGCGGCCGGGGATGCGGTCGCGGAGCAGGCCTTGGGCGTTTTCGCTCGACGGGTTTTCGTGGCTGAAAGCGGGGGCGGCGATGGCGATGCGGTTGCCTTCGACGCTGCCGATGGCGAACGCGACGGCCTTGGCGGCGCCGGCGAGGAAATCGCCCCACACGTCATCATCGCTGATGGAGACGGCTTCGGGGTCGCAACTCAGCGTCGGGCGTCGGTCGGCGAAGTAGGCGTGAGCCAGGGCCGAGGTCGCGCTGATGTCGGTGCGGAGCTGGATGTCGTTGCCGAAGTCGAACTCGAAGTTGTTAAGTTTGGTTTTGGAGACGCCGCCTAGGGTGAAGGTGACGCCGGCGAGGCGGAGGGGTTTGGTGGATTCGTGGGTGATGCCGGTGGGTGCGGCCTCGTCGATCGGGGTGATGTGGATCCCGACGCCATCGAACTCGATCATCACCGGGTCGCCGGGGCGGCCCGTGATCTTGGCGTTGAACATGCACCCGGCGGCGATGTGCTTGCGGCCGTCTTTCCAGACGGCGACGGTGACGGTTTCCTGGTCGTCGATCGAGGTGACGAGGTTGCAGGTGACGTCGGTGTCGTCGGTGACGGTGGGCGCCATGGAACACGCGATCAAGAGCGTCGATGCCCAAAGCGGCAGCGCGTCGATGGTGCCGGACCCTTTGAGTTCGCAGCGGAGGCGGATGTTGGCTTTGTAGAGGCCCGGCTGTCCAGGCAGGGTGCCCGAGCAGATGCCCGCGGGGGCGCGTTCGGAAATCTGGATGTCGGGGGTAATATCGGGTTCGTAGGCGAGGATGGCGGCGGCGTCCGCGGCGAGGGTTTCGGGCGTGCCCTTGGACCCTTCGATCTTGGCAGCGATGAAACACTTGCGGGGGTTCTTGGCCATGGTGGGGGTCCGGTTGGGTGTGGGGACGCGGGCAAGTCTGAAAAAGCGGGGCGGGGTGCGGACAAAGATTTGCCCGGCACCGCCGGCCCCGTCTCACCATATGACCCATCGGACCCCCGGAAGTTTGGCAAGAAAACCGCGGGTGATTTAGTAGAGGGTGGCGGGGTCGCCTTCTTCGTGGCGGTAGAGCTTGTGGGCATCGACGCCGACGAGGGTATCGAGCTGCTTGTCGGAGACGACGGGGCCAAAGGTGCCGACGATGCGGGTGTTGATGGCCAAGTCGTGGCCGCTGGTGCCGACACCGCCTTCGGTGCTTTGGATGTTGTCCATGAGGGCGGCTTTAGCGCGGGCGATCCAGTAGTTTTTCCATTTACGGAAGCCGCCGCCGCCGGGTTGGTCGTATTCGGGGGGCATCACGCCCAGGTGCAGGTCGACGGTGACCGGCAGGATGAGCGTTTCGGCCCCGGCGCAGCCAGCATCGCCGTTGAAGTCGCCGCCGGGGTGGATGCCGTCTTCGTCGCCGAAGGTGACGACGGCCCAGGCCTCGGGGGGGGTGCCTTCGTCAATACCGGAGTCGGGGATGGCGACTTCGTTGCCGTCGGGATTAAAGGTCTGCACGTTGTCGGCGTTGATCTCCAGGCCGGCGGCCAGGTCGGCGACGGTTTGGACTTCGAGGCGGTCGCGGATGTCGCTGGGGCGGTCGGCGTAGGCTTGGGGCATGGTGGTGCTCGCGGCGGGGGGTTATTGGCTTCCGGCGGGGCCGGGGAGCTGCTGGGCGAAGGCCTCGGCGAGCTCGTCGGCTCCGCCGTCGATCTGGAGGCCGAAGCGGTCGAAGGATTCGAAGAACTCGAGCGCGGGGTCGCGGGATGTTTTTTTGATCAGGATGGCGACGATTTCGAGAGCGGGCCGGGAGCGGTTGGTGATACGACCGCCGCCGGAGGCGTACTGACGGGCGCGGAATCCGACTTTGGTCGAGGGGGTGCCGGTGACTTTGCGGACGGCGAGGAGGCCGCGGGCGGTTTTAATGAAATCGACGCCGTCCCAGAACTTGGCCGAGAAGCCGCCGGTGTGGGAGTCGCGATACTCGCGGCGGACGCGGCCGGTGGGCGTGAGCACGCGGGGCGAGAGGGGAATCACGAGCCACTGGCGGCGGCGGGGCGTGATGGTGCCGCCCTTTTCGTAGATGCCCGCGGCGGGCCAGCGGGTGAAGATGCCCAGCTCGAGGTCTTCGAGGGTATCGCCGGCGGTGTAGACGCGGAAGCCTTTGAGGATCCGTCGGCTGCCAGTTTTGAAACTGGATTCGAGGCGGGGGCGGTAGGCTCTTTTGAAGGCGAGGGCTTGGCGGAACAGTTCTTTGGCCACTCCCGTACGTAGCCTTCGTGGGAACTGCTCGTTGAACTGGCGCTCGAGGTTGCGCAGTTGGGCGAAGGTTTGGGGATCGACGCGGGCCACCCCCGGAAGATCGGCCCCCTCGGGAAACGGGAAGAAATTGACGAGACGCTTTTAAAGCAAAGTAGAGTTTGTTTTAAAAGCGCCAAGCGGGTTGCAAGTTAAGTTGATTAGCGGCCGACGTCGAGGACCCAGAAACCGGCGTCGGCCTCGAGGATGCGGGCGACGGTGCGCCACTTGGGCGTGGCGGCGGGATCGCCGGGGAGTTGGAGTTTGATGGTGTCTTTGCCCTCGTCGACGGCGGGGAGCTGGGCGCGGGGGATGTGGACTTCGATCTCGTCGGCCGTGGTACGGCCGCGGTCTTCGCCTTGCTTATTGAGTGGGGAGAGGCGGGTGGTGGGCGTGACGGTGAGCTTTTCGCCGGTAGCGGCGACGCGGTAGGTGGCGGTGAGGGCATGGCCGCCGGCGTCGTGGTCGCCGAGTTCGTTGGCCACGAGGGACGCGTCGTGTGCGAGGAGTTGGTGATAGGGGCTGGTCATGGTTTTGAGGGGGGCGGTGACACGCCGCCGGGGTTGATTGCGCTGTCGGCTTCGATGTTGGCCGCTTCCATCTTGGCGAAGGTGTCTTCGACGAGTTGGCGGGTTTCGGTGTCGTGCAGGAAGCCTAAGACACCCTCGTATTTGCCGTTGCTGATCGGGGTTTTTTCGAACCGCATGGTGCGGACGCTACCGTTGGGCATGTTGACGTCCTCCGTGAAAGTGACGGGCTTGCGGCTGCCATAGACGGCCATATCGTGGCTGTAGTAGGCCGCGCCAATGACCGGCCCCCAGACTTCGGTATCGGTTCGGTTGCGGTAGCGTTCTTTTGAGATCCCGAAGAACTCGGCGTAGGCCTTGTTGATGAACTGCATACGCAGCTCGGTTTCCCCGTTTTCGTTGACGCTGATCAGCTTGATCCACGCGGGATACGGCAGATGGTCAAGGGTGGTTTCGAGCAGACCGTTGATCCCGGCGAAGCCGGTGCGGACTTCGCGGCGGGTGGCTTCGTTGTCGGTGCGGAGTTTGCGCTCGAGTCGCCGGGCGAGCATGATCATCACCGGAAGCATGGTGCCAACGACGGTACTCGTTGCGGCGACGACGGTGGCGATGGCTTCGAGGGCGGACATGGCGGGGCGCGGGGGACCGAGGCTGGAGGGCCGGGGTTATGGCGTGAGTCGGACGCGGCCGACGGCGGCGGTGGAGTCTTTGTCTTCGAAGGCGAAGCCGGCGGGGACGTTGCCGGTCGAGGTGATGGTGAAGCGGGATTCGCTTTCGTCCCAATAGATGGGGGTGACGCCGGCGACCCAGGCCTGATCGGTGGCGTGGGTTTCGGCGGCGGTGAGGTCGGTGACGCCCACGAGGTCGGCGGTGAACTTTTCGCTGTTGGCGGCGGAGGTGCGGGCGATGGCGACGCGGTGGGTCAGGGCGATGATCGCCCCGACGGCGACGGCCGCGGCGGCGGTGAGCGTGATGGTGTTGCCTTCGGCGTACTTGTTCATGGGATTGACCTTCGGGGCGTGGATGTTGATGGGGTTTAAGGTTCAGGTGCGGCGGAGCGGGGTTTACTTGGCGGGTGGGCCTTGGGGATCAGCGGCGGGATCGGCCGGGGGATCGGCCTTGTCTTTTTCGTCTTGGAGGCGGTCGGCCTCGTCTTCGTCGTCTTTTTGGGCGTCGTCGGCTTCGAGGGCTTTGATGAGGTCTTTCTTTTTCTCGCTGGCGATCGTCACGTTGCGGCCGGCTTCGCGGCGGCGGTTGACTTCAGCGAGTAGCATCGGCTGGGTGATACCCTTGGCGGTGTACGGGGCGACGACGCCCCCGGAATCATTGCCGCCCGAGCCGTCGGGATCCGGCTCGGCGGTGCCGATGAGCTGGTCGAGTTCGTCTTGGGTGAGGCAGACACAAAACTTGGTTTGGATGCGGGCATCGAGGTGGCCGCGGGTCACGCCGTCGGTGGTGGATTCGACGACGGGCGGGACGCCGTCTTGGCCGGGGGTTTTGACCTCACCCAAGACGGTGCCGCGGTCGTAGCGGATGCCGTCGATGGCGAGGGCGACGGCGGCGACGACGAGTTGAAGGGCTTTCGTGGTCATGGGCGGGGGCCTTGGTGATGGAGGGCGAAATCTGGCGAAGAAGCCCCGCGGCCGTTGAGCCGCGGGGTGTGGGGTTGGTGTGTGGGCTTAGACGCCGACGTTCTTTTGCCACGGGCGGAAGTCGGTGATCTTCTTGCCGAAGACGTGGCGGCATTTGTAGGTCATGCCGTCCACCGACGAGCCGGTGTTAATTTGTTCGATGGTCGGGGTGGCGTAGCCGCGGAGGCGGAGGAACCACGCGGCCGGGGCCGAGCGGAGTTGGCTAGCCACCGAGTAGAACGCGGTGGTGGAGTCGGCGTCGAGGCGGGCCTCGGGGATGACCTTGAACGTGCGGATGAACTGGTCGTTGGGGGTGCCGTTGGACTTGGAGGGGTCCACGACGGAGGCGACGAGCTGGGCGACTTCGGGTTCGAGTTCCCAGGGCACGAGCAGCTTGTCGGCGCGGAGGTTCAGGACGCGGCCGAGTTCATTGGCCGAGGGGGCGATGCCGCGTTGGGTGGCCATGGCCTTGCGCATGTCGCGGAGTTTGTCGCGGCTGAACGCGCCGGCCCCGCCGACGTTGAGGTTGTTGTGGTCGCTGTGGAACAACGCCACGTTGTCTTCTTCGAGGACGGGGTTGGCCAGCAGGTGGTCGTAGAACTCGTCGTCTTCGAGGAGCTGGGCGGTTTCGGCGAAGCCCAGGGCTTGCTGGGTGAACGCGCCCAGGTCGTCGTTGACCATCATTTCCCAGGTCAGGGCGATGAGCAGGCCGAACTTGTAGACCTGCGCCGAGGCGGTCTTTTCGCCGAGGGTGCCGTAGGTGTACTCGGCCCCTTCGAGGACTTGCCGTAGGCGGCTGGTGTGGCCGAGCTGGTTAAACTTCACTTCTTTGAAGTCGTTGACCTGGCGTTCCTGGGTGAACTCGCGGTGGGTGCTGGGGGCCTGCTCGTAGCCGGGCAGGAGCAGCTTGTTGAGGACGTTGGCGAAGATCCCGGGGAAGTCGCCGGTGGAGTGGGAGAGGGCGACCTGGCCGACGGCCGAGCCGAGGGCCATGCGGTCGGTGGTCAGGCGGGCGATCTGCCAGGCGTCCATGGTGTCGGCCCCGGCGACGCCAAGCGAGGTGAGGTAGCGGCGGCCGATTTCGCAGAGGCTGAGGTGTTCGAATTCGACGGTGCGGCCGTGGGGGTCGCGGCGGACGGGCTGGCCGTCGGCCCCGCGGCGGAGGGCGACGGGGCGGAGGTTCGCGTTGGGGCCCGCAGGGGCGGCGACTTCTTCGTAGAGATCAACGCCGCAGCGGAGGGCGATGGCGTCGCGGATGCCGTCGTAGGCGGACTGGCGGCCGTCGTCGCCGACGCCGATGTGCAGGCCGGAAACGGGGGCGTTGCCGGCCTGGGACAATTCGCTGGCGAGCAGTTGGACGGTGGCGAACGGGGTACGGGCGCGGATGTGACGCTGGGCGAAATCGACGCCGAGGCTCATCTGGGACGCGAGGTTGGTGATCTGGTCTTGCCGGGTGTTCTCGGTATCGAACTGGGCGGCGAGGCGTCGATCGACGGCGGCGTCGAAGTCGGTCTGAGACAGCGCGGTATTGGGCGGGGTGCCGGCGGCGGGGTCATGGCCGTGGCCGGCGTTGGCCAGCGGCTGAGCGGCGGGTTGGCCGGGCGCGGGCGGGTTTTGGCTATTGCCGGCGGCAGGGGCGGGCGAGCCGCCGAGG